ATACTACATTTGATGGTCCGGTACGATCACGTTCTGGATTTCAATCAATAGGACCAGGATCAACTGTTGCGTTGACTGCAGCTACAAATTTAACTGTAAAAGATCACGCAGGCAGAATTCTTACTATGGACCCTGTTGGAACACCTACAGCGATTACTTTACCGTCAATCGTTGGTGGAGCTGATTCAGCGTCTGCAGGACCAGGAAGAGATCCAAACAACCCAAGTACAGTTGGTACAACTTTTGAAATAGTTTTCATTGATGAATTCACTGGAACAATTTCAACTGATGGAACTGACAAGTTTGTGGGTGCAGTTATGATCGGTGTTGATGATGGAGCGAAAAAAGCTTTCGTACCTACAGCAGCAAACGATATCGTAAACTTAAACGGAGAAGCTGGAGCTGGTAATGCTACTAAAGGTGGCTTAATCGGATCTAGAATTAAGTTTACTGCAACTGCAGAAAACACTTACATGGTTGAAGGTTTATTAATTGGTGACGGAACAATCGTTACACCTTTTAGTGGATCGTAATAAATAATTATATGTGGGCCTTCGGGCCCGCATAAAATTTTAAGGAGAAAATATAATGGCGACATTTGGATCAGCACAAGATTGCGAAAGCACTTATGTAAATACAGAAACATCTACAGTTCAAACAGGTAGAACTAGAGTCTATGGCGTTTACTTAGATAGTGGATCAGCAGCTGGAGACTTTCATTTAAGAGATGGAAGTTCATCAGGAACAATTAAGTTTAAATGTAAAACACCTGCAAGCGCAGAGGGTATTACAATAACTTTCCCTGCCCCTATACTTTGTAAAGACGGAGTCTATGTTAATTTTACTACTGAACATGTTGTAGCGGCAACTGTTTTTCATAGTGGTGGAAACAATAATTAAGGAGGCTTAAGTGGCTTTCTCAGGCACAACTACATTCGAGAAATTTCTCTCGATAGATGATATTATAACCGAGTCTTTTGAAAGACTAGGTATGTTTGATTATTCTGGAAATGATTTAAGATCTGCAAGAAGATCTTTAAATATAATGTTTCAAGAATGGGATAACAGGGGTATTCATTTTTGGGAAGTAGGAAGAACTGCAATTTCTTTAAATTCTGGTCAAAACGAATATACTATTTTTAGATCTCCTTCTGATGGAGATGCAGATGGAATAGATACAACTCTAACATCTGGTATTCTATCTACAGCTACAACAATTCCTGTTGCTTCTGTTAAGAATATGAATCCTACAGGTAAAATCAGAATTAACTCTGAGGTTATATCCTACACATCTATCTCTGGTAATAACATTATCTGCCCTGCTTCAGGACGTGGAGCGGATGGTACGACAGCTGCTTCACACAGTTCTGGAGATGCAGTTGTTAATTTTGTTGACATGGTTTCAGATATTCTTGAGGCTAGTTTCAGAAATACAAGTGATGTGGACACGCCTCTTTCAAAAATAAACAGATCTCAATATCAAGCTTTTTCAAATAAGACTTCAACAGGTCAACCATCACAATATTTTGTACAAAGATTTATAGATAAAGTTACTATAACTTTGTATCTAACTCCTGGTGATACGCAGGCTAGTGATTTTATTTATTTTTATTTTGTGAAAAGAATTCAAGATGCTGGAGATTATACTAACGAAGCAGATGTAGTTAATAGATTTGTGCCTTGTATGTGTGCAGGTTTAACTTATTATATCGCTATGAAAAAAGCTCCACAAAGAATACAAGAATGTAAATTAATTTATGAGGATGAATTAAACAGAGCGTTGCAAGAAGATGGTTCGCCAGCGAGTGTTTATATTTCACCTAAAACTTATTATCCGGAGATATAATGGCAAAGTTTGCAAAAGGTAAATACGCATTAGCAATTTCAGATAGGAGTGGTCAAGCATTTCCTTGGAGGCAAATGGTAACTGAATGGAATGGAGCGTTTGTACACATTTCAGAGTATGAACGTAAACAACCACAATTAGAACCAAAACCATTTGTTGCTGACCCACAGGGATTAGAACAAGCAAGACCTCAAAATTTTCCATCTAATCAAATTGGTGGTGGAAATATGGTTGCCAATCTAACTCTACCAGGTGATTTTGCTTTTCAAACAATAAGCAGTAATAGTATGATTCCGGACGATCCTAATGAGGTCAATGGTAAAAGACAAGCGATAACAAGATTAGGGAGTGTAACGATTAGTATATCATGACGTACGATGAATTAAAAACAAAGATTAGAGATTATACAGAGGTATCAAGCACAGTATTAAGTGATACTATTGTAAATGGAATTATAGAAGATGCTGAGTTTAGAATCTTAAGAGATGTAGATTCTGATAACAATAGAAGATACGCAACAGCTTTGCTGGCTGCTAGTAATAGATTCATTCAAACTCCAGACAATACATTAGTAATCAGATCAGCTCAAATCGTAGATTCAGATGGAACTGCATCTGCTGATAATAGAGATTTTCTACAATGGAGAGATACTAGTTTCATGTCTGAGTTCAACCCCAAAGGCAGCACAGGAGTGCCCAAATACTACAGCTGGTGGGATAAAAATCATATCGTGGTTGCCCCTACGCCAGATGCGACTTACACAATTCAGTTAAATTATATCTTGAAAGATGCCGGATTATCTAGTACAAATCCTACTACATACATAAGTTTGAATTTTCCCAACGGACTTTTGTATGCATGCCTAGTAGAAGCTTATGGCTTCCTAAAAGGCCCACAAGACCTCTTGCAATTATATGAACAAAAGTATAAACAG